GTGCTAAAAGATGAGCATAGATATTTAGACTAACATCGGCTTTTGATAAATCTTTTCCGTGTAAGCCACCACCTGTAATAGCATCGCCCATATCACTACCTAATTTTCTATTGGTTGCACCAGTATCGACATCAGTTCCTCCTGTCCAATAACCTAATGGATTAATCTCTGCATTTGGATACTCTTTCTTTAAGTCTTCAGTTGTAGCATTACTTTGGCAGATTATTAACCTATCGCCATTTAAGATGTATTTACCATCACAAGGATAAGAAGCAAATATCTTATGTGCGATTTGTGATAGTTCTTTTTGTTCCTTCGTAAGTGGCACTCCTTTGAAAATTCCGTTATCGCCACATCTAATTGCGCCTTCTTGGTTATCAGATAGGTGTCTATCTTGAGGCACAATTACACAGTCAACTTGAATGTCTCCAGCAATTCTATGAACCGCTTTTGAAATATCATTTATATCAAGGAATGCGGAAGTTTCTGCAATGATATGACATTTCCCATGACCTATTAAAACTTCAACTGCAATTCTTGGATTTTCTTCTTGTTTGTATGCTAGATCAACAATAGCTCCTGCGATTCTATCAGCCACCTTATCTGGATGACATGGATTAACTTTTTCAATCATAATTAATAATCTCCTTTAATTTCTTAAAAATTTCTGTAAGACAGTTAACTACTATTGAGTTACCTGCCATTTTGTATGCCTGGGTATCGGATATGTTTAAGTCTTTAATTTTTTTATAATCATCATCCTCAAATCCCATAAGTCTAAAGCACTCAAGTGGGGTGAGTCTTCTGATTGCTACATCATTTGTGAGAACTTTCATATGCCCACGTGTATTTAATGCTCCAGATACTTTGTCTTCTTTGTATGCTCTACATTCCATGTCGAACCACCCTTTTTGCTCCCACTGAATGTAGTTTTCTGAATCTTTAGTAACTACAACAGCAATATCATTAACACTAGTTTTTAAGGTTGGAATTTTATCCTTTTGAACTACTCCTCTTTTTGAAATACATCTATTGGTATATATTCCATCTCCTATTTCAGCAATGGCGTATCCATCTTTTGTTGCTTGAGGAACTATAACCTTTCCATCTAGCGTGATAACAGGTTCAACAATATAATTATCACAAGGTCTTGAACCCGCCTTTGTTGTAATTGTTCTGGCAATTTTATCCTTAATTGCAAACTTTGGCGTGAACTGCATTCCTCGTAATAATCCATTGCGATTTTTCATATCTGTAAAACAATCAATCAACTTTGCTGAAAGATAATATTTTTCATCAACCACAGGTTCTAAATAATCTCCTAATTTTGTATCAAGATTGATTTCAGATGGAAATTGATACAATTCATCAGTATCCTTAATTGAAATCATAAATACACGTTCTCTATTTTGAGGAATACCATAATTTTTTGCATTTAGGACTTTATAAAAATTTTTATATCCTAAGTCCTCAAGATATTTACACCACTCATCAAACAAAGGCTTAAACTTCTTACTAAGTAAGTTTTTTACGTTTTCCATCAATAGAAGTTTTGGTAAAGTTCCATCATCATTTGCTGTAGATAGCAATCTTTGAACTTCCCATAAAAGTGACGAATGCGTACCACTGTCCTTTTCAAATCCACTCATTCGACCTGCTAAAGAAATATCAGTGCATGGGAATGAATAAGTCCATAGGTCCGCTTTAGGTAGTTTTTCAATTTTTTTAATATCTCCTAAGTTTGGAGTATCGCCATGAATTGCGTTATAAGCTTGAATTGCGTACCTATCGATTTCAGAAATAGCTATTACTTGATGATCAATATTTGCTTTTTGTAAGGCTCTTCGTTGAGCTCCTACTCCTGCGAATAACTCAATTACTTTTAGCATTCAATCACTCCTTTCAAAATAAAAAGTCACCATAATTAGTGACCCTTCTTTGCTGCTAACAATCGTTCCATCATAATGTCTTGGCTATCTAGTTCTTCAACATCAGCAGAACCATTATCCTTAACGATTGAATAAATTTGATACCAGGTATTATTAACCTGTTTCATATAACTTTGACTCATTTGTACATAAGGTGATGCAATAGCATTTCCTGTAGTAGGATGCTTTGCAAGAAAACCAAATTCAGAGATAGCCTCTTCACATTGAATATACCTAGCACAGGATAAAGCGTAGCTCTCGACTAGTTGCTGTGATACTAACTTGTCGCATCCTCTTTTCTTCAACCATACATAGGTTGCTTTGTAGATTTCTTCAGCGTATGTTTCTTTGCCATTCTTTTGTTTGGCTTTTAGATATTCTTTCATAGGTGGAATAGCGACACCTTCAATGACATCAGGAGCATCTAAATCAACTGTCTCAAGAATGTCATTATTTAAAGCTTGAACTTTCTTTTTCGTGGTTGGTTTCTTACCAGAACCAATTCTACTACCACCACGGCTAGTTCCATCTTTTGCCATTGATTCACCTCCATTTTGGTAATAAAAAAGACCACCACTAGGTAGTCCGTGCAAAATAAAAGCCCACAAAAGTGAGCTTATAATTATATGCTATTCATCTGCATGCATCTCAAAATACACTTCAATATCATTGAGACCATCACGCTTGATTTCCCATTTGTATAATTGACTTAGTACATCCATTCCAAGCAACATCGCAACAGGTAATGTTTCACTAGCCTTCATTTTGCAATTGAAATAAAAGTCATCAGAAAACTTAATTCCATAAATTGCAGCATCATTTTTTCTCTCGGTTCCCTCAATGCCAATGCTTGTGCCACCATCAGGAGTTAAATCAATTCCAAGGGCTTTAATAAGTTTAGAATTTATAAAACATCCACTTGCACCAGTATCTAAGATAACCGAATCTACCTTTATCCTTTTTGTTTCATCTTCAGTGTTATATATTTCTGCCGATAGTTTCAATTGCTTTGCATCATATGGAAATTTTGCTTTATATGTGTAAATTTTCATTAATCAACCACATCCTTCTTAAGTAAACGATAGAAATATTTTACCATAAAATCTATGATTTTACTATGGATTGGGTTAATACCCCGTTTGAAATGAAAAAAATGCACACGAAACCCCAGGCTCGGTCTTCTTATTTTTAGTTGTAGAGATTTTGACTCCCCTACCCCTATTTCCTATCACCAAGTTCGTAATGAATCTTCGTATGACAACTCTGACATAATGACATCAAATTACTGAACTGATTAGTTCCTCCACGAGAAAGAGGTATGATGTGATGAACCTCTTCAACAGGTGTGATTCTTCCTTCCTTCAAGCAACGTTCACATAAAGGATGATTCTTAACATAAAGAGCTCTAATGCGTCTCCAATTGTTACCATATTTCTTATCGTGATTTGGTGCTCGATTATATTTATCGTATTGCTTTCTTCTTAAGGCAGCGTGCTCTTCACAATAAACATCAAAGGTTAACTTTGGACATCCTGGATATGCACAGGGTTTCTTTGGTTTTGTTGGCATACCACTACCTCCTTTTGAGTATGAAAAAAGGCCAATGGATATTGCTCCAATGACCTGTAATTTCTCTATGGCTTTTGCCAATTATATCATATCATAATTTGCCCCTTTTCACAACTTGCCACGCCTTGCCATTGCTTGCCACACCTGCTCATTTTTATAGAACAAGTATTTCTATAGCTTCATCGTGCTTTCTTCTTATTGTAGTTGATGAATAAAACATCTTTTCTGATATTTCTCTCCACGACTTCCAATCAATATATCGGTAAATTAATATCCTCTCCATATCAGGATCATTAAGTTTTGATATTGAATCTTCAATTTCCATTTTTACTTTTGTAGCATTTTCTTCAAGTTCTTTTAATTCAGCCTCAGCATCTATTCTTCTGTAAATCCATTTAACAAAAGGTGCATCAAAGTTAGGACTAGGATTAGTGCCTATCTTGTCATAGCAAGGACCTGGGATAGAATTACTTCTTTCTTCGCAAAAGGCAATATACTCCTTTTTCTTTGCTATCTTTTCCAAGATATTATGATATCTACATAAATAAGTCTTCTTATCCATATACTACACCTCCGCTTTTACTGCTTTTAATAATGCATTTTGTCTTGTTGCCTTTCCGTGAATTACATCAAGCACATCTTCATCGATAGTTCCTTTTGAAATAATGTGAATCACTATTACACTTTCTGCTTTTTGTCCTTGCCTGTATAATCTCGCATTAGTTTGCTCATAAAGTTCCAAACTCCAAGTTAAGCCAAACCATACAATCACATTTCCACCACTTTGAAGATTAAGACCGTGTCCAGCTGATGCAGGATGAATTAAACCAACATTTAGTATTCCTTCATTCCATTTTCTAATTGCATCATCTTTATCAAGACAACCGTAATTAACACCAAGTGAATCAAGCCTTTCTTTGATTCTTTCCAAATCATGTTTGAACCAATATGCCACTAACATTGGCTTTCCGTTCGATGCTTCAATCAAATCTTCTAAAGCATCTAGTTTTGCATCGTGGATCTTAAATGTTGATCCATTATCTGTGTATAAAGCACCATTAGAAACTTGGAGTAATTTATTAGTTAGTACAGCTGCATTTGCTACTGTTATCTCTTCATCTTTATCCTTTAGTTCTTGAATGAAATCATCTTGAAGATTCCTATAAACCTCTATTGCATTATCAGGCATTTCAACTTCATGATTTCGATAGATTAACTTTGGCATCTTAAGATAATCTTCTGCTTTCATTGACATCGTGATATCAGAAATCTTGTGATAGATAACCTTGTCAGCACCTGGAATTAGCTTATACGAATACACAATTTCGCCATTCCTCTTATCAGGGATAAAGTACTTATTACGATAATGAGTTATAAATCTTTCAAGCCTTACACCATAATCAAGCAATTTGAATTCGGCCCATAAATCCATTAGACCATTTCCTGAAGGTGTACCAGTTAGACCTACTATTCTTTTGGCTAAAGGTCTTACTTTAAGTAAACTTTTAAATCTTACTGATTTTCCATTCTTGAAACTTGATAATTCATCAATAACAATCATGTCGTAATCGAACTTATAACCACTTTTATCGATTAGCCACTGAACATTCTCACGGTTGATAATGTAGATGTCGGCTTTTTCATCAAGTGCCTTTTTCCTTTGTACTTCAGTTCCAACTACAACTGAATATTTAAGAAAACTCAAGTGTTCCCATTTTTCAATTTCGCTAGGCCATGTAAACTTAGCAACTCTCAAAGGAGCAATAACCAAAACCTTATGAACATCAAATGAATCAAAGAGTAAATCAAATAATGCAGATAAAGTTATAACAGTTTTACCTAAGCCCATTGAAAGAAAGACTGCACTTGCTTGTTTTTCTTCAATAAAATTAGTTGCATATTTTTGATAATCATAAGGTTCGTATTTCATCAATTATTCCTCCTATTTGTTCTTCATCGTCAAGGACATAAACCCTAAAGCCCATCTTCCTTAACATCTCATGTCTTTTGACTTGCAGTTTTCTTGGTTTCTTGCCTTTAGCTTTGACTTCGACAAATGCCATATGACCAATTGCTATAAGAATCAATCTATCAGGCATCCCATCAAATCCAGGACTTACAAACTTTAAGGCAATTCCACCATTCTTTTTCACTTCTTTACAAAGCTTCTGCTCAATCTTTTTCTCTTCCATAACAACCTCCAATGACATGGTCTACTTAGTCGATATACAACTTTTTCTATATAGGTTTTTTTTGGCTATTTTTTGCTATATGCAATAGTTTGTATTTAGACTATGTAGACTATGTCGTTTTGGCTATTTTCCTTACTACGTAAGGAACTCCTCAAAGTCAGTCACAGTCGAATCAATAAGCTTAAGTCCTTTGATATACTTGATTCTTTTTTTGACTTCCTTCTTGAATCCATTTTTTTCTAAGGCCGTATAGAAGTCACTTGTGCTTCTTGGATACTCACCAATACTAGAACAGTAAGCTCGATATGAAGAATAAAGTTGACTTGATGAAACCTCATATCCCTTACCTACCTCACAACAATCTTCAATGAAATGGTTAAACCAGTTAGATTGTTCCTTATATTCTTTGATGGCATCAGTTACAACCTTTGGTTCTGCTATTCTAAATTTGGAATCAATGACCTTTTTAGCACCTTCAATAAGCCATGAAAGGATATACTCTCCTGCATTCTCATAAAGGTAATCGGCATAATTCTTGATGTCATCTTTGCCTGTTAGTTTTCTTGTATATGGGATAACAATTAAACGTCTCCAAATACCATCATCACTTCCTGATATTCTTGGAAGGTGGTTAGTATAAAGGACTAGCATATGGGTAGGCGTGAAATAAAAAGGGTCTTTGTACTTCTTTTCTGCCATAACCTCATCAGTCGAACATAGTTGTTTTATCATCGACTCATTTAGCCTTGCTCCTTCTTGTGATTCACTAGCAATAAGTAGTCTTCTTCCTGCCATTTCTGCCATTTCAGGCTTTACATTTCGCCTTACGCTCGTAGTTAGGGCATCAGCTGATAATTTACCCGAGTAGTTTCCTAAAACGCGGAATATGGCATTCCAAAAGGTCGACTTGCCGTTTCCACCATCACCATAAGCAATTATCATGGCTTCAATAAAAACTTTACCTATTACTGCAAGTCCACATATTTTTTGAACATAGTCAATTAGCTCGGCATCGCCATAGATCTTATCCAAGCAGTCAAGCCATAAATCCTTACCTTTATTACCTGGTGATACCGTAGTAATTTTGGTAATAAAATCTTCGGCTTTATGCTCGCTAAAACCACCTAGTCCTTTTCTTAAATCGAAAGTGCCACTAGGCGTATTCAAAAGATATGGATTCTTATTAAGTTCGCTTGGCATAATTTCAACAATAGGTCTAACTTCCTTTAATGTCGCTGATATGTACTTACTATCCCTA